CGCTGAGGATGGAGTCATCGGCAACATGCTCTTCGTGGTGGACGACGTCAGGCTAGACGCAGAGCGGGCCTTCATCAAGGCGTGGTACCCAGACACGCTCTTCGTGCGGCTGGTTCGTCCCCCGGTCGGCGAGCTGCAAGAGTGGCAGCGCGACATCACTGAGCGACAGGCTGGAGACATGGAGGCTGAGGTGGTACTGGACACTAGCGCCCTCAGTCCCCTAGAGTGCGTGGCAACCGTCCTTGAGGCGGCACGCATGGAGGTGGAAGCATGAGCGACATGGGCGACCTTGAGACTATGGCGGAGATGGTTGGCTTCCGCTACGCCAACTGCGCAATCGACACCGTGACCCGCAAGGTCACGCTGCAGTGTGAAGATCACGATGGACAGACGCTGAGCGTTGAGGCAGACAGCATCAGCGACGCGATGAGCGCCATGATGGTGAAGCTGGGCTCAATGCTCCAGCGGGATGGGCAGACATGGCAGGAGTAAAGGCGCAACGCGGCGGGCCTTCGTTGCCCCCACGCTGGACGGACTCGGACTGCACGGAGTGCGGCAAGGTCATCGCCGTGGCTGATCCGAAGAAGCCCGTCTTCCCTGCGAGCCGGGTGAAGGTCATTACCTTCGTCGGAGCGAAGGGCAACGTGCGCCTGCACTGGCGACACAAGGCGTGCGTCAAGTGAGCCGGGTGAAAGAGTTCACGCTGCGTGGCGAGAAGCTCTGGGCGTCGCAGTACGGCACCAGCGCCGAAGTGTTCGACATTGACGGCATGCCCTACGCCCGACTCAGCACCTACGTCACGGGGGAGAATCCACCCGCTGGCTTCTTCTTCTGCAAGGCGTACAGCGAAAACACCGAACTCGTGAACGCCATGATCGAGCAGGGCGCGCTGCTCATCAGCGGCGACCCGATCTTCTTGCCGCCCTTCGGTGCCAAGGTGCTGATCGCCCGGCTCAACTCCGAGCATGAGCAGGTGCAGTGATGGAGGGCCTCATCGTCACGCTGATGGTCGTCCACACGCTGATCGCTCTCGCCATGGGTTGGATTGGGCTGACGCATCACCGCGCCAGCTCAGGCATCGTTGTCACATGGTTCGGCATCAGCCTGCTCACGGTGGTGGCACTAGGGCAGGCGCTACGATGAGCCGCATGAGTGACCTTGACATCGACCTGAAGAACGCCGCGCGCAGCCGCATGGGGAAGAACAACCGCAACCGTGGCAACGGGCTGGAGCGTCGGCTGGCTGCTGAACTCACTGAAGCAGGGCTTGCTGGTGAGCGTGTGGGCCAGTACGGGCTGAAGGTGGATGTCCGTGCTCTCGGGCTGATCATCAGCGCCAAGAAGGGTGGAGCCTACTCGGAGCGATTCGATAAGTGGCTCAACGAACTGACACCCAAGGCTGACGAAGTCGCCGCGCTGGTGGTGGAAGACGCCCCCGGCTCTGGCATCAAGGCGCGTCGCATGGTCATCATCCACTGGGAGACACTGGTGCAGCTGCTGCAAGAGCGTGAGGCGAAGTCATGAAGATCGCACTGGCACTGGCCCTGCTCTTCGCCCCGCTGACGAATCCGCAGCCACTTGGCGAGCCGCCACTCAACTACGCCATGGGCGTGCTGGCGGATCAGCCCGCCGTGCCTGAGGGCTACTTCGTCGGCACTGCTACATGGTTCGACGCTGCCCGTGGCTCGCACTCCAGCTGGTACACCCGAGCAGGGATCACGCTCTACGGCGCGATCGGCGCTGACGTCCGAGCCTATAAGCAGCACCGCTGGCGCACGAGCTGGGACGTCAGGATCACCAGCCTGCGCACTGGCAAGAGCGTCATCGTGCAGGTCGTTGACATCTGCACCTGCTACGGCATCCGCAGTGACCCACACGATCAGCGACTGATTGACCTATCGCCCCAGACATGGGCAGCCCTTGGCGTGCCCCTATCACTCGGCGTCATGCCGATCACCTTGGAGGTGCTCCCATGAGCAAGAGCCTGCGCCCCGACGTCATCAACAAGCGCGTGCTGGAGTCTTACCCCGGCAGCACCTCAGTCGTCGCCAGCGAGAAGGTCGCCGCTCACATGCGCGAGTGTGGCGTCAAGATCACGGGGCGCACTATCAGGTCATACGCCAAGGCGGAGCGCCGACCGTCCGAGAAGTTCTGCGCCATCTTCGCGCAGGCATACGGGCCCTTCGAGCAGGATGACTGGATCGAGCGTGAGGAGTTGCCCAAGCCGTACATGAGCCGCAAGCGCCCTGAGATGACTGCAGCTGAGAAAGAAGCCCGACGCTTGCAGATGCTTGTGGCACGATTCTGCAACTGGTGCGTGGGTGGTGACATGGGCAGCAGTGAAGTGTTGCGATGCCATGATGCGACGTGCGTGCTACGTCCAGCATCACCACTCCCACTCAAGAGCAATGCGTTCACGAAGCGTGTGGGTTCGCCTGATAGGTGGGACTGATGCCGTACAATCGGCGCACGCCAGCCCCCGTGGCTGGCCCCCTCCCCGGCGCTGCATCCTCCCAGCGTCGGGGAGCGACTCCCCCACTGCGTGAGCAGGTCGCTGCATACTTGAACGCCAACCGTGACGTCATGCACCTGAAGCAGTGGCACCTAAAGGTCAGCAACGACATCCCAGCAGATGACTCATGGGCTGACGTCGAAGTCAGTGACAATCTCTGGGAGGCGACGGTGCGCATCTCTGGGGACTTCTTCAAGGAGACTCCCGAGAGCCAGCGCCGCATCCTTGCCCACGAACTGATGCACGTGCACCTTGCCGCCATGGAGCGGATCACTCGAAGGAGTGCTTGGCTCGCAGGCGTATGAGGTGCTGGAGAAACTCTGGGACACCGAAGGCGAGCGCGTAGCCGAAGCCCTGAGCTTCATCGTGGCTGGCGTGTTGCCGCTGCCCAACTTCAAGGCGTGAGCCCCCTACGCTTCGCCCGTGCGTGCCTGACCTGCGGCATCTTGCAGCGCGTCGGCAACCGTTGCCAACCCTGCGCCAACAAGATCGTCACGAAGCGGGAGCGCGAGCGATACGGGCCAGTCGGGCGCAGCCCCTACGCTGACCCTGCATGGCGCAAGTTGAGCCGTGAGATGCGCGAAGAGTTCCCGTGGTGCTTCGCATGTCGAGCGACGACTGACCTGACCGTTGATCACATCGTGCCCCTTCTGCCGGGGCAGTCGCCCGTGGTGCCGAAGCACATGCTCGCAGTGCTCTGCCGTTCTTGCCACGGCAAGAAGACGAAGCACACCTAGGGGGGGTTAGAATCTGCCGATGACATACCCTCAGGTATCCAGCGACGATGGGGAAGCGTGCATGTGCAAAAATACCCCCGGGGGGTATTGAGCAGGTGGGACGCAAGGCATTGCCGAACGAAGTCAAGGCGAAGCGTGGCACGTTGCAGCCTTCTCGCATGCCCGCCAAGCAGGGCTCTGGGGTGGCGCCGCTCGACAATCTGAAGCTGCCTGAGGGCCTTGACCCGATCGGGCAGGGCGTCTGGCTTCGGATCACGTCGGCGTGCGACTGGCTTGCCGAGTCTGATCGAGAAGCGTTGACGATGCTCTGCAAGGATGAGCAGATGCTGGCGATGCTTACTGCTAGGCTGGAGGTGGACGGCGTGGTGCTCTTCACGGATAAGGGCTACGCCTACGCTCACCCGGCTTGGGGGATGCGCACCGCAACGGAGGAGAGAATCTACAAATGGATGAGCTCACTGGGGCTGACGCCAAGCGACCGCGCAAGGCTCGGCATCGCAATGGTGCAGGCAAGGACTCTGCTCGAAGAGTTTCGGGAGAAGTTCGCAGCACTCCCGACTGGCCCCCGCGCTGGCTGACGCCTACCGCGCAGGCTGACCTTGACCGCTCGCAGGGCGATCAAGTCGCTGACTTCGGCGAAGCACTGGTGCCCATCGCCAAGGACTCTATCGGCGGGCTCTCGGGCGAGCCGATCACCTTCCGCCCATGGCAGCGCAACCTACTGCGCCATGCCCTAGCACGCAAGGCAGACGGCACCTATACGCACCGCTTCTTCATGGTGGGCGCAGCCCGCAAGAACGGGAAGACGGCGCTGCTCTCAACCGTGCCGCTGGCGCTCGGACTCTTCGGCGATCAGGGGGGTGAGATCTACTCAGCCGCTGCGGATAGGGATCAGGCTAAGCTCGTGATGGCGCACGCTAAGCGCGCAGTCGAGATGAGCCCCATGCTGGCTGAGCAGATTCGAGTCTTCCGTGACACGCTGGAGTTCAAGCCGACGGGCACCATCTGGCGCGCGTTGTCGTCTGAGGCATACACGAAAGAAGGACTCAGCGCCACACTAGTGCTGGCGGATGAGTTGGCAGCATGGCCCAACCGTGACTTGTTCGACGTGCTCTCACTCTCAATGGGCGCCCGACGCAGCCCGCTCTTCTTGGCGATCACCACGGCTGGGCAGCGCACGGATCAGACGGGCATGGACTCCATCGCGTACACGCTCTACCAGTTGGCACGCCGTCGCATCACGGGCGAGCATGACGACCCTACCCTTGGGATGGCGTGGTACGAAGCCGACGACGACGCCTACACGAACCCTGAGAAGTGGGCGCAAGCCAACCCCGGACTGCTCTCAACGCCGCCGCTCCTGAGCCTTGAAGACTTGACGTCAGCGAAGATGCGCACGCCCGAAGCCGAGTTTCGGACGAAGCGGCTCAACCAGTTCGCCGCATCTGGGCAGGCGTTCTTGCCTGCTGGGACGTGGGACGCCTGCGCCGATACCAGCCTGCAGCTGCAAGATGGTGACCCGCTGGTGCTGGGGTTCGATGGCTCCTTCTCGGCAGATAGCACCGGGGTGATCGGCGTGCGCACCACGGACTCCGCCGTCTTCGTGCTCGGACTTTGGGAGCGTCCGATCGACGACCTCAGCTGGCGCGTCCCCGTTGAGGAGGTCGAGATGCGGATGGAAGAACTCTGCAAGACGTACGCCGTCAAGGAGATCAACTGC